CTCGCTTAAAGATTTGCTTTTCAGCATTAGTAAGATCACCATAATCAAAAAGTGTTTCTTTTACTTTGCTTGCAGCTTGTTTAGGGTCCATGTTTTTGGCTTCACGCGCCCATTTATACATCGAATAGCGGTTAAATTCATCCATTGTGATACCTAAATCACGGGATTTTTCCATTGCTTTGTTGATGTGGTTTTTGCTTGAAAATGGGTTAAATCCTTCTTTAATTTTTTCAGAGAGTGGTTTATTATCTTGCTCGATTTTGTTTTTCACCGCATTAGAAGGGGAGGTATATTTAAACTCATTTTCATATACACCAGATTCTTTCAGTCCAGATTTACGAAAATCATTGTATTCTTTTAATAATTTTGCCTCCGGCGAACCTTCTGCGAACACTTTTCCAGCTTGACGCTCTTTTAATAAACTTTTCACTTTTGGAAGTTCTGCTGCAGCTGCACTTTGGAATTTCACCAGTTCATCAGGTCGCATACCAGCAACCCACATATTAAAGTTGTTACCTATCGCGTTTCTTGCGTGGAAACCGGCGCTAAATAGGGCGGTTTTTTTCCATACGTTTTGAACCGCGTCTAATGCTTGCGTAAACTTATTGATTCCTTCATCGTTAAGTTTTGACTTATAGTTATCAAGCATGTTTTTCACATCTTTTGTAACTACAAATTCAGTTCCTTTGCCGGTTTTTGTTCCTTTGTAAAGATCGCCTTCCATTCCTTTTAAGAAGTTATAATCATCGGTTTTTATAACAACTTGGTTTTTACCAGGAACAACCGTTTGTCCTCTTGCGATTGGTCGCGCGAAATCTGGATTTGAAAGCATATTTTTCATTGCTTTTTCCGCTTCAATGTATTCAACAGATTTTCTTGCCCCGGTTGCAGCAGCTGTGAAAGCATTATCGTCGAACATTTTAACCGGATTTCCTTTTTCATCAACAAGATTTAATTCCCGGTTAATATCATCAACAGAACCATCATATTTCCGTGCATTTAAAATCTTTGAATTACCACCTACGGAACTAAGACCGCCAGTATTGCTTTTACCAAGTAGCCTTCTTGCTTCATCGGTAAGATTGTGAGGAAGGTAAGCATCTTGAAGATTATTTGGGATTGCCACACCAGATTCTTCGCCATGATCACGAACACGTTTTAATAAATCTTGCACAATATTCGCTGAATCATGGATTTCAGGTGTTTTCACAGCACCCGTAATTTCAGGCATTTGTTTGGCTTGATTGATAATATCTTCGATATTTTGAGAAGTTGAAGGGGAAGTAGTGGAAATTTTACCGGAGTTTAAATCATCAATGAATTTTTGAGTGGATTTTGGGGCTTTTTTAGGTTTTAAATTATCAAAAATATTATTTAAAAAATCCTCGCCACTTTGCGAGCGTTTTTGAGTAACTAAATCAATCGGATTTTCGATGTATTTTGCAACATCAACACCTTTATTAAGTCCACCAGCTTTCTTTGCAGCTTGGCTCATGGTGCCTAAGATTTCATCGGTCCAAAACGCTTCATTTCCCCTTTTTGCACTATCAATATCCTTTAAGGCAGTGCTTAAATTCCCGTTTAAATCCCGGTGATATTTGCTACCGAAAATCTTCCGAAAACCATCTCCTACATCTTGGATACCTTCTTGGGCGCCAGTAGGGAGTTTGCTAATGCCAAGTTTACCGGCAGCTCCAATTCCTTTTCCAACACCCTTGGCAATGGCACCACCTACATAAGTCGTTGGGTCTAAAATTACATCTGCTGCAAATCCACCGATTGCTTTTGCGTATTTATTTTTTACACCGGCATTTGCCAAAATATCAGAACCGTACTTTTTCTCTTTCCCGGTTAAGCCTTCCATAAACTCTTGCCCAGCTGTTTTTCCAGAGTGGGTTTGCGCACCATCAATCATGTTCGTAACACCTTGAAATGGGCGCTGAATTAAATCAAGCGTATCAAAAAGCCAGTTTTGACCTTCTGGAAGGTTTGTAGCTTTCTCAAACCAGTTACGCTTATCCGGTGCCTTAAATCCGCTTGAATCCAAGCGGAATTTAAGGTTGGATATTTGGGATTGGAGGTCGGCTAAAGGGTCTTTCTTTTTCTTTTTCTCATCATCGAAAAAGCTGTAACCAGAAGAATTATCGTCCCCAAATAGTCTATACGACATATTTTCACCTCAAATTTATATTATATAGTTACATCAAACCGGCATCTTTCATAGAATTCCAGAATAAATCAGCAGCATTTTTAGAAACGTTATCTCTTGGTTTGTTCGGGCTTATACTCTTAGGCGTCGGTTTCTTTTGAACACTATTATCAAGATTTTTTCCATAAAGCGCTTGTTGGTATTTATAATAAGAACCGTTCATGTAGTTTTTCATTTCATTACGTTGTGTTAATAAATATTTTGTATAAATTTTCTCTTGTGTCGAGGTTAATTTATCATCCCGTTTCATTTGGGCAACGAACTGGCGAATATCAGAATCACTTAAATCCTGAATTTCTTTTCCGGTTGTTTTGGTAATCGCACCTTTGTAATAGACAAGATCATTTTTAGAAACCTCATTTTTTTCAAGCGTTGCTGCATCCAATTTTTGTTTTGCAATTGCTTGTTCATACTGTCTTTGCGCACGCTGTTCGGCAAGTTGCTCTTCGGCAAGTTGCTTTTGTTGTGCCATTTCGCGTTGTCTTTGTGCAAGTTCAGCAGCTTGTTGTTGACGTTGCTCGTAGATTGCTTGTTGTTTTGAGAACATATCCTGATACAAGCTATCTGCATATTTATCCGCATTTTTTCTCGCCATTGAAATGCCGTCGTATTGCTGCTTGATTAACGTATTTAATTCATCCTTTTTGTTGTTTCTCTCTTCTGTTAATTTATCAATGGTCGTAGCAATATCAATACCTTGTTGCTTCGTTAAAGAAGTTCTTTGTGAATCTAAATTCTTCTTTAAAGTGTTAATCGCTGTATCAAGTGCGTCAATTTGCTGATTATATGTATTTTGGATTTGACCAATGGCACTTGTTTCACCTTGACCGATAATAGCTTTTGTTCCATCTAAAATAGAGGAATTATAAAGACCACGTTTAATCATATCTTCACTTGCCTGTTGGCGATTGACAAAGGCTGTATTATGGGTGGTTGCTTCTGCATTGTTTTTATCAGATAAATAGCTGACACGTTGGGTTTTATCATTTGCTTGTGCGTCATTCCACTGTGTACTTAGTGATGTAAAAGCATCAGCATATTTATTATTTGCTTGGTTTTTTGCATAATTTTGAATCCAAGCATCGTTATGAAGCTGTTTCATTTGCTGATTATATAAATTAATTTGATTTTGGTATCCTTGTTTTGCATCTAAATATTGTTGATTTGCTTGTCCACTTGCATATTTTCGTATTTGATCTGGCGTCATTAATTGTGAATAAGAACTTGCCAAAATAATCACCTCATAGATTAATATTCAAAGTTTAATAATATACGGGGAAAAACCCCGTATATGATCCGTTAACTAAACTTAATACTTTTGATGATAACGTGAGAACGGTGCGTGGGGTCACCTGATATGTTGGTTGTAACCTCTGCATAAGCTTGGAATGTTAATGTGTCTCCTGCAGTAAGCTGAATGAGTGTTGAACCATCACAGTGCGCATAATAACCTCCTGCTGTTTCAATACCCATGCTGTATGCTGTTGCATTTCCACTTTGTAGCATTTGGACAAAATAAGATTTTGCAGCTGTACAGTTATAAAAAAGTGCGTCTGCTTTCACTTCATATAGACCAGATTTCGGACATACCCATGTGTTATTTGTTGAGTTAAAGTTTGGTGCAAGCGTTTGTCCGCTTCCCCATGTAATGGTGGTATAAGATGCCCCAACAGAAAAGTTTGCCTTTAATTCTATCATTTCTACAATTTGTGCCTGTTCTCTTGCCCAGTTTGTTCCGTTATAAACTAATTTATCTCCAATAACCGCACCAGCAGGCTTATCAATTTTAGAAACTAATAAATTATCCGTTTCTGTTTTTGTGTATTTATCGAGGTTTGTAATATCGGCTTCTGTGTGCTTATGGTCAGCACGGGCGACATTCGTTGAAGTTCCAGCATTTGTGCCAGTTTGGAAATCCTGGTTAAAGGCTGTTTTTTTCGTTCCGATAGAAGGCTCTTTGAGTGATAATTCACTCGAAACCTTGCTTGACGACCAAACCTCAGTGGTAGATGTGATGGTGTCGTCAATGGTTGCACCGCCGCCGCCGCCAGCAGCACCAACCGTTCCCCAGGCAGAACCATCATATCGCTTTAAAACATTCGGAGTAGCACTTGTGTCAATCCATAAATCATTTACAACAGGGGAAGAAGGGGCAGTCGAGGATTTAGCAATGCTTTTCTCTTTTCCGGTTAAAAGACTATCAACTTCTGATTTTTTATATTTATCAAGGTTTGTAATATCGCTCTCAACGAGCGTAACTGCACCGGTTTTTCCTGCAACAGAAGTTACCGGGATATTAGCAGCTGTGATAAACCCTGAATCATTGGTTAATTCACTTGTTTTTGTTTTTGTTACAGAAATCCAAGTCGAACCATTATAGTATTTCAATATATTATTTGTGGTGTCAAACCATAGATTACCGGATACTGCCGGCGTTGGAGCTGTTGTAGAACGCTTAATGATATTTCCTTCGGCAGTGGTTATACGAGTTGTTAGCGAACTGATGTTTGTGGTGTTTGTATTTAGAGAGGAGTTAATGCCATCAAGTTGTGTTTGAAGTCCGGTAATTGAGGAAATTGGGTGAAGGTTAGGGTTGCCTGTCCCAGTTAAAGCACTGTGATCGGTTAAAGTCATAAATTTAACCCATTTTAATTGGGTTTCGCTATAAGCGTAAATATTCCACTCATCAAGGACAAGTCGCAATTCGCCGTTGTTCGGAGAGAGCGAAGCGAGCGCCGAAAAGGTTGCTACCGGGTCTTGCCAGTAGTTTGAAACAAAGAAACTTAAACGGTCTTTATCAATACTTCCAGCTGCGATATTATCACTTGCAATCTGACCATTAATGACATCTAATATCTGATTTAATTCTTGGTCTACTTGATCGGAATAAGCGATTTCTCCATCCTGGAAGTCGAATTTTCTATTTATTCTCATGAAGTACCTCCATTAACGTATTCTTGATTTTGGTTTAAAACCAATAACAAAACCGTGAACCTCTAAATCTTCATCAATTTTGTCGTTTGTGAATGTAAACCTAATGGTTTTACCGGTTCCACCAAAACGAATCATTTGAGAAACTTGTTGGCGCATATTTCCCCAATGAGATTGACCCCAGTTGTTCTGTCCCCAAGTAAGGGTTAAATACTGCGCATCCATTTCTTTGTAGGAATCTTTGTAATCAATTTCAATTTTTAGTTCAATCGTGGAATTTTGAACGGCATTTGGTTTGAAAAATGGCATGAGCCAGCGAAATCTTTTAGTTACTTCCGGGGCTTGAAGAGGGTAATAAGGAGTGGAGTAGAAGGAAGTTATCGGGGTATATATTCCTTGCAAAAATTCATCATATAGTTTTGTTTCGTCAAAGGAGAACACACGACCATCTTTATTTCCCATTAACGTTTTAGCAATTTCTTTATTGTAATAACTGGCTGTCATAATGAGGTCGTATTTGGTCCAAGCATTTAGCGTTTCATCAAATACAAGGGTTTTCCCATCAGTAGGATCATCATAAAAAAGATAATATTTTCCGGCTTCAAAACTGGCATGAATTTTATCTTTATTGACCATTACTTCCATTTCAGGGTTTACCGCGTCAGATAGGGGAGTGGTGGTAATGCTGTCTTGTTGAGGAGATGAAATATAGCGGATACCATCAATTGCCATGTAATAGACTTTGTTATCCCCTAAAACAAGGGTGCGAGGAGCAACGCAGCCGGTGGCAATATCAAGTTTATTAACCGCAAAATCATCAGGAGTTTTACCAGATAGCTGAAAGACAGAGTTTGATTTAAAGATTAAAAGGGATCCTTTAAAAACGGAAATTCCTGTAATAGCAATACCGGTTGACGTTGGAAAACGGATAATCCCACCACCAGCTACCGTTGTGGTTCCTCCGTATTGTTTATCCACAATTGTCATACTGGTACTTTCCACATTTCCCGCTTGTGAAAAATATAAATAATCTTTATTAGCTGGGTCTCCTGCGTAAAAAGCGCGGTCATTGTTGATCAGGCAAAAATCACATTTAGGAATCGCATCAACTTTTGTGGCGTTGTTGTTTCCTTTTCCGGTGAATTTAAAGCAGCCATCGGTAGAGTTCATAAAATAAAGCGTATCTTGATAACTAAAATAGCTAAATGGTTTACTGCTTGCAGCACCATAAGCTGTTCCATCGCTTTTCTTAAGAGTTACCGTATAAGTGCTTCCATCATCTGAATTTCTTCCGAAAATCACACCGTTAGAGTAAAACACTAACGTTTCATAACTCCCATCTTTACGTGCTAATTGCGCAAAACTTGTAATTGGAGTTTTCCCGGATACTAATTGAGGGACATTCGGTTCAATTGTTACACCCGGTCTTTTTTTAAAAGTCCCACGTTGCCCGAATGTAATATTTAATAAATCACTTGCCTCTTTATCAAGAAGAAGGGAATTGGAGCTTTTTTTATTTAATCCACCGGAAAAGTCAAATACACGGTATTCAGTTTCTTGGCTCACTGGCAATCACCATACCTTTTGATTTGAACATAATAAACGCCGTCATTATCGCGTTCATTTAATTCATCCTGCATTTGGTTTTTTTCAAGCATATAACTGTTCATTACCGTGGAATATTGGTTTTCGTCTTCGTCTTTTCTTCGGCATTGTGCCATCGCATAAATGAGGGGGATATGTTGGTATTTTTCGGGGACATCTGAGGTATCATTGGAGTTGAGCATCGCTTTTGGGAGCCTGTAATAATATGCTTCCAGTGTTCCTGTTTTTGGGATGGTAAAGCGAAGTTTTTCTCCCCAAATATAAGAAACATCGGCACCAGTGGATTTATCATTTAATGTTCCAACAGGAACTTCGATACCATTTACAAAAACTTGTTCAATATTAAAGAAATTGTGCTGACGATCTTGAATGGCTTTTGTTTTTTCAGAATCGGTGACAAAAATTTCTTTAAAGTCGATGGTAGAGATATTATCAATTGTTAAAGTTTTAGAATCTTGAAGTTTTAAAACACCGGTTAAATCAAAAACGGCTTGATTGATATATTTAGTAAGTTCTGAATCCGTAAAATAATCAGTGGACCCAACTTCATCAAGCTTTTCACGAAGAGAACGGATAAAATCATCTAAAGTCCATTTCGTCAAAATCTACACCTCCATTATTTGCTTTGGTGAATACTGCATTTACCATCTTTAAATGGTTTTCGTTTACATGGTTTACCGGATTGGGTGATGAAACCGCAAATATCTTCTATTTCATCATCATTTAAACCAGCAAATTCTTCTTCTTTCACATCTATTTCGATTGCACCAGCAAAAGATTTTTGTACTTCTTGTTTTTTAAATTCTTTATATAAAATTTCGGGTTCAAAATGCGAAATACCGAGCATTTTTCGTCTATCTTTTTCGATATACTCATTTTCAGGTTCCCAGTTTCCAAAGTGGATTTTTGCTAAGCCTTTTAATAGTTCTTTTGACTTTCCAGGCGCAAGGTGAACCATTTCACCACGTATTTCACGTTTAAAATATTGTTTAGAAACATTTTTCACAATTACTGTATCGGGAAGGTTTGTAAAAACCGTAATTTCAAATTTCATATAATCACTCCAATATTTAATAAAAAGGCGATGGTGGAATATCCACCACCGCCCAAGGTGTTGCTGTTCTGCTCTTACCGAGCTTCGAGATAGAACAAAATAGCATTGCTCGCTCTTCACGAGCGTTTTTATAAGTTTTTATAAGTTTTATCGATACAGTTCCCCCAACGCGTCCGAAGGGGGCACTGGATCTTCGTTATTATATAGGCGTCCCTATCAGAGCTTTTTATGACATCACTGTTTGGTCTTTTTGCCTAACGGCTAATTATTCGCCCCTAAATAAGGCATTTAATAGAATACCGTAGAAGGACGTACCAACCCTACGGTATTCAAATTAAAATTAAAGAGCTGGGTCAATATCCTTGATGATTCCAAGTTTGTTAGCACGGTCGCAAGTAAAGTTACCAACAACTTGCATTTGCTGTGTTAAAGCTGCAGTGTTTTGAGCTTTCTTGAAACCAGAAAGTGCGAAATTACCTTCTTTATGTAATTCCAATCTGAAATGGTCAAAGTCAACAAAGTAGATTTCATCACGAGTTAAGTATGGAGAAGCAAACACAGGCTTACCGTTGAAAGTAATGTTGTCAAAACCAAGGTTCGCATCAGTTTCAGATTTAGAAACCACACGGTACTTGTCCATTAATAGTTCCCAAATCTTGTTATATACGTTGTTAGAAGTTACAAGAACAAGGTTTTTAGAAGGAGATCCTTGTGCAACTTTCATATACATATCTTGTAAGATTGGTAGAGTTAAAGCACGAAGAGTACCACCGTTTGCAGAAACATTTGGCTGCCAGAAAGAGTTTGTAGCGCGGTCAATTCCACCGTAAACAATGTCAAGTTTTGTTGCAGGAACTAAACCTTCCAATTTACCGTTAGCAGTGTTATCAGCAACGATCATACATTTAATAAGTTCTTCACGAACCGCATTTTCAAGTTGTTTAGATTTTTCTTCTAAAGCATCATGAATTTGAGTGTTACCAGCTGCGTTCAAGATTTGCTCGAAGCCATCAAGTGTCATGTTACCGTAGATACCTTTTACTGCATATTCAGCAGAAGTGATCGTTTCTGGTTTTGAAATATCAAAAGTTGTACCTACACCAAATTCACCAGTAACAAGACTTCCGTAAGTAAGTCCTGCCACAATTTTCGATCCGCCAGGATTCACTTTAATACGCTGCTTTATGCGATTAAGTAACGGATCTTCTTTAAAAATGTTATCAACAATAACAGGCTTGTACAGCTTGTTGGTTACGGAATTCAATTCATTAATATTAAGTGCCAATTTGGTTTCCTCCTAAAATGTGTTTAATAATCGTCAGTTTCAAAGTTGTAATTGCCGGAACGTAAAATCTTGGCAATATCTGAGTAACTTCCGGGTTTTTGAGGAGCTTCCTGACCACCACTGGCATTTAGAGGAGTGTTTGTACGGGCTACTTGTTTTCTCGTATTTTGTTTTGCAATGTTCTCTTCGGTTTGTCGTCTCACGTTGTCAAAGTTTAAAAATCTATAAGCAACTTCCAAATTCACATTGTTCGCATCAGCAAAAGCCACTAAATCCGCTTGCATATTAGAAGCATCGGGATATTTTTGTGTAAGGTCATTCCATTCTTTTTGAACGGCTTCAAATTGTTGTTGTTCTTGGAATTGCTGAATGAATTGTTGTTGTTCTTGGAATTGTCTTTGAAGTGCCTGAAATTCAGGGTGTTGTGAGATGTTAAACTGAGGATCTTGCATTTGAGGGTTATTATTAGGGGTTTGTGGTTGATTTCCACCGTTAAAGTAGCTTTGAAGTAGTCCGCCAACTTGATCCGCTAAATCCGGGTTTTGGGATAATAAATCAGAAAGTTCTCGGTATGGTTTTAAAGATTGCATTTTTTGCGTGTAGTCATATCCCATTTGCGCTTTTTGAACTAAGTCGTCATAGGATAATTCGTGTTCTTCACCGTTCCACTTGATTTTGTGCATCTGTGGAGCTGGTTCTGGTTGCATACCTTCTGAATCTTGTTCAAATCCACTATCCATTCCGTCATAATCAGTTGGTTCTGATGGTTCGGAAGGTTCATAGACGTTCCCAAGTTGTTCAGGGGTAATACTGGAATATCCTCCGCCTCCTCCGGTATCAGCAGAGAAAAGTTGTAAGTCTAGACTTAATAAAAATTTTTTAATAAACATAAATTCCTCCATGAGAGTTCCAAAAATGGATTATTCTCGGTTTTATACTCTTAATATTCAAGGCATAATAAAAAACAAAAAAAACCGGCTATTTTCAGCCGGTTATGAACAAAATATCCTTTTTTGTTCCTGTAATTTCTTTCATTAAATCACTGATTAAATTCGTATATCTCTCATCTAACCATTCTTTAGAAAATTCTGTTTTAGCACGTATCACAACTTTATCATCTTCCATTGATACAAGCTCACAAGGTTTAATCCATGTTTCAAATTGCGGTTTATTAATCTTATTTTTGATTTTCTCTAACAGTTGATCCCATAATTGTTCCATAATTTTTTCTCCTTATAAATTGATTACAAACTTAATTATAATCTGTTTTACAAGGAGAAGGAAAAAAAATTATTGGTTATTGCTGTGGCATTTGAGTTGGGTCAGTTGGCAAACCTTGTGGAGGCAGCATACCAGCATCCATTTGCTTTTTAATCTCTGGTGGAAGTTGTGGTTGAGGAGTTTGACCGGAAATTTGTTGATACTGATCCATAAACTTTTGAAGAGCTTCATAGACAAGTGTTGGGTCTTGGGAAGATAAGTTGAACCTTAGTCCCAATCCTTGAAGAAGTTCAGCTGGATCAATAGTTGGAGTATTAGGATCTTTCACCATTCCGTATTGGATTAAGCGCGATTTAATTTGTTCCACATCGCCAATTTCAGATATTTCAAGAAGAGTTTCAGGGTCCAAAACATGATTTTGAAACATGGTTAGTGCCTGATTGAATTTCGCAGATTTATTTAAGAGCATAGAAGAGCCAGAAGTGATGTTTATATCGAACTCAATCAAATCTTCAAAAAGAGGATTGCCATGTGGATCAGTCATCAATTGACCATTTTCATCGTAGCTTTCTTGTGAAGGTTGTCTTAAATTTCGACCATCGAAAGTAGGAAAATCCATACCGTTTTTGCCAATGATACGAATTACACGGCTGGAATCGTAGAACTGACGGATAAGGGCAACCCACCACTCACCAAGGCGCTTAAGCGCGAACTCGGCATTACGAAGTTTACCACGAACACGAGTTTGGGAGTTCTCAGTTAAGATGGAGATTGCACTTGCAGCAGTTACAGATCCGGCAGCGATTCCTTTGCTGATCTCATGAATACCGGTTACTTCTTCCATCGCCGTTTTAATAATATCTAATTGTGCTTGGAAATAGTGGGGGATAGTAGGAGGAGCTTCGCGTCTGATTTCACCGCCAGGGTTTTTCTCGATAATAAGACCTGGTTCATTGGTGATTTTATTGGCTTTTACACCAGCTGTTTTATCGACAATCCAAACACTGTTATTCGTTGCAATCATATTATCCATAATTAATTGATGCGTTTTATTTAACTCTTCTTGGAGTGGCGCAAGTATTTCTGTCTCACCGATTCCCCAGAAAGACGATGTTACCTGGTGATCAAAAAAGAATACGAAAGGAAAACCTTCTTTTTCAAATGGAGTTTCTTTTTCTTCTAAGAAAACACCATTACTTGAAACACAAACTTTCGTTTTTCCGGTTTTATCATCATAAAACCATTTCTCAATAACTGTGGCATGTGTTCCTGAATTAGGAGAATTTTGACCAGGAACTTGGCGATTATCTTGATCGTTTAAATAATCACTATCAGAAACAACCGATTGACCAGTTTCTGGATATAATTTTCGGATCACACGAAGGGGCATTTTTGTTCGGTGGATACACCATTCCATATCATCTGAGGAAATAGAGCCAGGAGAAGGGAAGAAATCAAAAGGGTCAACAATGTAGTTTTCAATATCCCCGGCACCACGAAGTTTATCCGGGTTGTATGTAACCTTAATAATACCGGTACCAAGTGTTAATTGGTCGCGAATGACTTTTACTAATTTTTCTTGCATGTAATCTGTTTCCCAAATGTGAGAGAAAACACCGGATATTTCTTCTGCAAGCGCCACATCATCTTTCGTTTTTGGAAGTGCTAAAATTTCGGGCTGCTGATCGCACATGAGGGGGATTTGGGATTCAATGAGGGAGAAGATAAGGTTTTCTTGGGTTCTACTCTTGTAACTTGGCATATTATTAGACCAGTGTTTTCCTTGGTATAGGTCCCAAAATCTGCGCCATTTATTAGAAATTTCTATTTTATAATTTTTTGCACGGGTAAAATCTTCTTCGTTTTTTGCTGCTTTTTTCTTGTTTATATCATCTTGTTTTAATTTATCGTATCCATCTTTTGATAAGACGTTCTTTATTGCTTCATACGGATTCATCAAATACCTCCTATAAACTTAACCAATCTTTTGATTCTTTTTCAGAAAAAATATCTTTAACATCATCGTGGGAAATACTTTGTTGTTCGTTGTTATCAGTGCTGTACATGGTATGTACCGGGCGCAAGAGATTTAGCGTTTCTTGTGCAACACAAGCATAGAGAAAACTATGGGCGTAATGATCGTGCTGCCCCTCCGGGCACTCCCATTTGAAGGTTGGATTTCCGGCTGAATCAAGTTCAGTCGTTTTCGATAAAGTGGAGAACTGGTCGCAGAATTCATTGAGGGTTTTATCATTTGAGGAAAAACCAAATTGGTATTTACCATCATTGAGGTCGTTAATGATGTTATCGAACATAATGTGCTTGACGACATGAACCATACCTTTTTCAGCTTCATAGTTGATGATTTCATCTTTTGTAGTACGGTTTGGAAGGTAACGGCAGCGCCAAACGATATTAGGGAAGTGTGATTGAATTGTTTTGGCACCTTCGTACTCCGGCATGTAATCCATCGTGCACATTTCCACGTTATATTTGATTAAAATCTCTTCAATTTCCGCAAAATCTCTCGCTTTTAACAGTTTAAATACCTTGTTATTTTGCATTAAAGTAACGTGATGTCCTGTGGCATTTCCAATATCAATTCCTGCAACAACACCAATACTCGGTTTAAATGGTTCGGTTAGATTTTTCTTAATTAATGAAGCATTAACAGAAATATCGGAACCGGCATAGGGGAGACCAAGCACCATGTTATGAAAATACTGCTGATTTCCTTTTGATTCTTTAATCAGTTCTTTCGCTGAATAATTATATCGTTGCAGCTGATTCATCCAGTAACCTGAAATATCCCGGTTATCAAATCTTTTTACCCAATCGCCATTAATACGAATATCAGGATCAGCCCAAACTCTATCACAATACTGGCAAACATATTCTTCACGCTCCAAACAAACATTTCCCTTAAAACCGTAAATTCCGTTGAAGTTTAAAATCTGTCTTTTATTGCAATAAGGACATCTTACTGACCAACTTTTCATATCGCTCTCGCGAAACTTACTATCTAAAAGGTCATAGGGCATATTCGGGTTTGAAATGTACCAGGTATAAGCTAATTCACTGTTTAATAAACGTGATTTATACATACTGACCATTTCCGGGTTTGAACGAGCTACTTCATCGGCTGCATAAATGTCCGCTGTTACCCCGATACCGCCAGCTGCCCCGAATGTCCAAGTTAAGAATAAAACAGAATCACCAACGGCTTTTTGGGTCATATCACCGGAAACATTATCACGAAATATAGGGTTTTGATTGATTAATCGGTGGAGTTTTGATTTTACGAGGTCTTGTTGGAGCTGCATCGTTGGTTCGGAGATAATGACATTGACGTTATCTTCTAAGCCAAGTTTGAGGGTTTTTACATAAATTCCAATGGTTTTTCCTAACTGTGCCGAAGCTGACCATACTTGTTCTTTGGAAAGGTCATTCAAAGGGTCAATAAGGAATTTACGCTTTTTAAAGTCAAATGGTTTTCCATCTTCTGTTTTTAAATTATTATCTAAAATCCATTCAACCGTTGATTTCTTCTTTTTTGGTGCAATGTTCGCCGCGAGGCGTTTCGCCAGGTCTTTCGCTGAAACAATATCTTTTTTCTTCGACATTATAATTCCTCAGCAATCTCACTAAGTTCCTTAGCAATAGCAGCTAAAGTTACTTCATCAGTTACATGACGCTGGATAATTTCACCTACGGTAAGTAGGAGACCTTGCGCGTCATTCCCGGTCAGTCCAATTTCCGTTTTATCAATCGATTCTCCGAGGTATTTTAAGTATTCACGAGCTGCTGAAACATCCATATCTTCAACGGCACGAATACGAAGTGCATTGATAACATCCGGCAGGTAATCGCTCGCCAGTTGGCGCTGCATATCACTTTTCATTTTCTTAAATCGTGGATCGTGGTTTCTCCACTGGGTTAGCGTTTTTTCTGATACATTAAACTTTTCACCAAATTCTTTTTGGGTAGAAAAACCAAAATATTGTTCTTTATCTGTGTTAGTCATAGATAAAAACTGGGCAAATAATCGTCTTTCTTCTTCACGGATATTTCTACTCATTTAATCCCACCTCTCGGCATATTCCATAGGTTGTTCAGGTTGCTTTTTACTTGCCATTTCCAGTTCATACAGAGTTTGATCGTCATAAACATAAATATCATTTTCTTGTTTTTCTTGGGTAATGGGTTTATAGCCGTTTTTTGTTTCATATCCGGCATTAAAGGCATGGATATAATCATTTACTCGCTCTTGTCCAAAGCGCTTATGGTCGCGTATCCGGTCAATTAAAAGCAAATAAACGCCACCAGCGCCAATTAATAATCCGATAGCAAAATCTATCATTTAATCACTACTCCCTACGATCGTAATAGAAACACGACCAATTTACTTTTCTCTACCTTTAATATTCAAAACATAATAAAAAAACCGGCAATCACGATTGATTTACCGGTTGGTTTTTCTTCATTTCCTTCACTTCATCAATAAACTTCTGCATTGTACCATCGCTTCTTACATATTTACCTGTTTTGGTTTGTTCATAATTCATCGCTGTCATAACAGCATAAATAATCAATTTTGAGCGCGTAAGTTCGTTATCACCGAGTTTTAGTTCTTTTTGGATGGTTTTCAAATCTTCATCCAGTAGTTTTAATAATTCATTTGGCATCCTCATGTTAAAGCTATGACTGTATCTTGTTAAAGCACCTGGTGCAAAATGAACAGTATTAAAATGTTTAAATAAAACAATAAATGGTTTTCTCCAATCGGATCTCCACATAAAATCACCTCCCAATTTTTCATATAATAATACGAAAAAGGAGGGTTGTGTAAAAAAATCCGCTTTTTTTTAGGTGGGCTAGCCCGTAGTTATCTTTGTTGTTTTGGGTGAAAAAATGGACCGATTTTGTGCGTAATTTGTATCGGGATTCAAAATTCACCAGTAGGTAGAATATAGGAAGGTTGATACGGGGATTTATAAATTTTAATGATAAATAACAAAAAATTGTTAAGTTTAAAATATATCTTCAAATAATTTAAAATAAATTAAAATATTTTCAAAAAAACGAAAAAAACCTCTTCTATTTCAGAAGAAGTTTACTCTTTGTTATCTTGTTTTTCAGATTCATATAATCGAACAGTTTCTTTAATGGTTAAAACATCTTCTGCGATATTTGCTACATAATGTTTAATGATATTTGCTGCATATTCTGGATCATTTTTCACCATTTCATATATTTCATCGGCAATTTCTTCGTATGTATTTCCTTTTGTGATTGCTGCCAGTTGGTACTCATTTTTAAGCATTTAATCAGCTCCATATAATTTTTTATGTATATCATCCACCCATAAACAAACACCACCGAAGAAATCTAAGCTATCATCTTGATAAATTTCTTCCATTTCATCAGTAAATTCAAATAACATATCACAATACAATTCATAATCTAAAAGTCTAACAAGTCTTACCCGATGAACAAATTCTGTAATTCTTTCATGAAATGTCAAATTTTCCACTTCCCCATATCATATCCAAGTCGTTCCCAGGCTTCTATTTGTTCTTTCGTTAGTTTCTTATCTTTTAAAAGGGTCTCCGTTACGTTTTTTTCAGTTGTTTCATCAGGCATATTCTCAAGCCACCGGAAACAAACCGAAATGACCTGTACAAGTTCATCTTGTAAATTCTCATAATCACAATCATTAATTGCTTTAGCAACTTCCCCAAACTCTTCTGCCAAAATTGACAGGCTCATTTCGTTTATATTAAACCATTTAGGATGTAGCTGTTCTTGTCGGGATCTCTCCCGGTTAATCAGTTCAAAAATTTCTTGTCTTTTCAATTAATCTATCACTCCCAAAATTTTCATTTACAGATTACACAATACGTTGTAAAATTATGGACAAGACGATAAGTGAAAGGGTTCTGATGTACAGAAAAAGAGTCGGCAAATTCTGCTCTATCCGGGCATGGAAGGGCTCTGTTACACAGAAATCCTACCCTTTCTAAAGGGTGAACCCAATGAAACTTCGATTCTCTTTTGAGCTTGAGGTTTCACCGGATGCAATCAGCTTGCTTGCAAGTTTGATAAGTCTGGCGTCAACCTTCTTCGGTAATTAACCGGAGGCGCCCCTGGTTCATTGAATCGGGGGTTTTGCTTTTTACCGCTTATATTTGTATTTAATCGCTTTTAATATCGTTTTGGACAAATCTTCTTCATTGAATGTATCAATATAACTCGGATAAACACCGCTAATAAAATTTAACCGGTTTTTCTTGCAATAAAAGCCAACTTCAACCAGAAATTCACCTTGATCGAATTGATACGATAACATATTTTGAAGTAACAACAACCTACAATGACCGAATTTCAAATTTACTTCCATTTTCCACCGAAATTTTAATGGCAATGCTTTTTCATTTTCATAAGTAGAAAAGCCAACAATTAAATACGTTTCTTCTCCGGTTTGATCCGCATATTCAATGGTGTGGTTGGTTGGTGCATTGAGGGTAATCATTTATCTTCATTCTTTCTGCTCTTCGAGCGCGTATTAGCAAATCCATTCGGTAATCCATGACCGTTGAAGCGAAAACTTGGTTGATAATTGGTTTCCAGCTCACATTTATAGCAAAGCTGCTCATCACGATCTTTAAACTTCACAATTCTTTCTTCTTCATTGCCACAATGAGGGCATTTATAGCGAAAAATAGGCATTACTACATCGACCTTTCAATAAGTTTTTGAACATCTTTATAACCATCAATGCGTTTTTTCGCAAATTCCAGTTCTTTTTCAATGAAATACAATGATAATTCATCTAATTTTAAATTTTCTTTGTGATCTAAATATCTTTCAGCTATATTACGGTAACATTCTTTTATTTCATGTTCTATTTCAGCTTCAATCATTCCTAATACTTCCGGTTTCATATCTATAATTCCCCCACTAATTACCTCAAAATTTTATCTGCATCAAAATCATCAAATAACAAAAGTAGTCGCTGCCTTTTAAGCTCTGATACAATCGCCACCAATTCCTCAAATACCACTTCCCGTTTAAAATCGTAGGGAATTAAGTTCCGGTTTATCTTAAAACCGATGTAATGGCTGCCGATTTTATCTGGATAAAAGAGCTGACCGACAACATTCCGGTGCTTGTCCTCTTTAAGTGTGTAAAGAATTTCAAATTGAATTTTCGTCAAGTGCTAACACATCTTCCTCGTCTAGAATGATGTAATCCTTAAACGGTGTTCCCTTAAATCTCGAATAAATCACGGTATCACCGGGATTAATCTCAGGTAAATTACTCGAAACAACCACACCGCGCCGGACGTCTTTACTTGCTTGATCCAGCGCTTCACCGGATAATACAATACCGGATTTTGTGGTGGTTTCCTGGATTGGTTTAGCGATTACTCTTTTTCCGATCGGTCTCATCTCTTTTTACCCCGCTTATTTGCTTGATAAAGTTCTTTATTTAAGTCATTTAAGGCTAAAATTTCAGATATTTCATGTTCTCGCTCCGAAGTACGGTAGATGTCATACTGGTATTCACCGTTAAAGATGTTGTCTCTCTCTTCATAAAGGAATTGTTGTAGTTCTTCCGGGAAGTTAATAGGTGCAACACCTTCATGGATCGTTGTTTCTCCGGTGGTGTAGTTGTAATCCCATTGGATTTCGTTTTTTAAGTTCCATGCAAAGCCATATATCCGGTGCTGCATTTCAATCAGTTCATTTGCCAGGATATAAAAGTTATATTTCATCTTCATCATCCTCATCATCAAGCCAAATATCTATTTCCATATCCCGTTCGATACGAAGTATCTCATCCGGTATTCCGTAGGTAAAATATTCACCGTATTTCTTCTCTATTTGAAGGCTGTTTTGGTGTAATTTATCTAAAATATCTTGCATAGCCTCTAATTTCACTTCAAAATCTTTCTTTAGTTCCTGTTTCGCTTCGTTTAATTGTTTTATTTCATCAAGGATTTCTTTTTCTTTATCAGACATCTCATTTGACCCCCATACTTTATTTTACCACAAATTTACCGAGTTTAAAATATTCTCGGTAACCAATTTAATACTCTGGTGAAAACTTTCCACGATAGATAATGCTGTTTAACAACCCGGTAATATACGGTAATCGCTGGCGAAACATAAAAGGAATCAACTCATAATCATCTATATTACCGCGCTTATGAACAACCTCTATATTCAGAAAATTATCACGAACCGCAACCTCAAAAGTTCCAAGCATCAGCCGGTCTTTGCTGCTTACGCGTGATCCACAAAACAGCAAATAATCACCATAATCAATGATGTAATTCACATCAAATTCCATGAGAATCACCAAAAAGCAGGGCAAGTCTTAGTTTCGGGTGATTTAATACAAAGTTCTCGATTGCTTTATGCTCATCCCTCTCAAATAACCACAGATTGCCGCCATTCATATAATAATCGCGAAGAAGTTTCCACTTTCCATCTACTTTTTCGATATACACACAATAAATATCGTTATTCACCATAATCACCGCATGCATATAATCTTCTTCACATTCATCCCAATACCAATCAATAATATCGACCATATAATCATTCCGTTTCATTGGTTATATTTAATAAATTTCTAAAATTTTTTATAATCCCTTTTTAAAGATATTGTATCCTGTAATTTGTATAGTGTATAATAAAGACAGTTGAGATTAGTGTAGCTGAGATTTCATTTAAGGTTTCCTATTCGCTTCGCTCATGGTGAAGCACCTTATGTTTTTTCCACCACCCAGCGTCAGGGTGGTGGTTTTTAGTTCTATATGTGATGTGTATTGCGTATAATGTAATGTGAATAGTATTCTTTTCCATATTTTTCTTTACACCACCTAACTGCAGAGGTGGTGTCTTTTTTTTATCTGAAAGGTAGTAGAGTTTTAAAGCAGTAGAAACGTAGCCGACTGTTTTTCGTTGATGGGGGGTGGGTTTCATAGTGGGGAATGGGGGGCATACCGGAGAAGAGACTTGGAAGGTGATGGGGGGTGTTCCTTGAAAAACATAGAAGGGACTTTTGGGATTTTAATCGCGATTAGCTTCACTATTATAACCAGCGTGGAAAATTTTGTCCGCCCTCCCCCCGGGGGTCAACTATGGGGTGCCTTATAAAATATTAACTACGCGCGCGCGAACGACTGAATCAAAAAGAAAAAACAAATTAAAATAAAATAAAAAATAAAATATGAGAGGTGCCACCCCTTGCCCTGCTTGGGATATACCCCCAATTAAATAATTGTTATTAAAATTATTATTATTTTTGTTGACAAACTTCTATTATCAATTATTATTAAGAAAAGCAGATGGGAAATATTACCATCAAACAGGAAGCAATAACGAGAGATTGCTCCGATTGTTTCCGGTGTTTTATATCGGGTAGTGATAAACATGAAAGAATTATTTAAGAGTATAGATTTTGTAGGTCAAAAGGGAATCTTTAAAGAGATTCACGCAACAACAACAAGAGGGAAAGAACTTGCAATCTTATTTAAAAATGATGAAATAGACGAAATAATTAATTTAAATAATGATAAAAGCGAGGATGTAAAAGAAGGTATGAAAGAAGAGTTACAAATGAAAACAAGATTGTTATTTGTAACTGGTGAAGTAAAAGAAGGTTTAAGAGAGTTTTACAATGAAGCAAGAAAACAAGAATTAAAAGATAATGAAAACAAATTATACTTTATAAAAACATTCTTAAAAGTTCCAAGAGGTGCAAACTGGAGCCTTTACAAATGGGATGTATTAACAATAGATGGCGATAAAATAGAAAATGTAACTTATATGTTTAAATATTTAAGCTATGATAGAAGCAATTATGAATTACATTATGGAGGAGCTCTAAAAGAACGTTTAAGAAGTGAAGGTTTTAATGTTATTAGAGAATTATAAACCCGCTGATGAGTACCGCTGAAAGGCGACGAAACACCCTGCAAAGGGTGTCCGGGTAATTTCCTTATATTATCCGCTGGAATTAAGGCGCGAAGTTGTTCCGGTTAATTCCGGTTTTTATCGGGAGATGATAGAAATGAATAAAGAAATTTTAGAGATTTTTGCAAATGATTTGTTTAATCACAACGTACAAAAAGACATTTTAGAAAATGTTTATATAATCACACTTGAAAAGTTAGAAGATGGTTCTTTGAAAAATTTTGAAATAAAAAGTTTTATGATTGAATGTTATTCAAAGTTTTTAAAAGGAGCTGATAAGTAATGATAAATTTAACTAAAAAACCTTTAATCGATCTAAAAAAGAAGCCAAAGGAAAAAGCCGGGAATTAAAAACCGGCTTTAATTGTTGTTTTAACTGGGGAGAGGACGGAAGCCGGGGCGAGGGTGGATGCTGGGAAAGGGCAGAAACTTGGGAGAGGATAGATTACCGGGGAAAGGGTGGATTTCCCCAAAAATCATACGGGTCAAAAACTGGGGAAAGGAGGGAAAGGGTGGATATTCATAGTGATCGCTCCACCTTCGGTTCCGCTTTTCCCGCATAACTCCCTCTAATGTTCCCTCTAATTTGCCCCTGATAATTCCCCCTAATCATCGCCTATTCCCGCATAAAAAAAGCAGCCCCACAGAAGCGCCGCCCAATTCCTCCTAAAAATCCGGTAAATCTTTTAAGAAATAACTTAAAAATACCATGTAAAGATTCTTTTAAGTTGCTTTGAATCACTTTTAGGATCTATTTCTTTTATCTTTTATTCTCTTTTATTTACTTAGGTAAATTAACTTAGTTAATTTACACATGAAACACTTCGTGTTTCATTTTGATTTCTGAAAGAAATCATTTATAAATTATAAATAATTTATATTATTATAATTCACGATATAATAAATCGTGAAAAAGTAAATGTAACAGCGTTTAAGCGAGTAATAACAAGCGCTTAAGCGACTTTACTTTTGATTTATGTAATTTTTATGTTACAAAATTGTAACATAAATGTAATATTTAATCCATAAAATGGGATTAAACAGTGTTAAAAGATAATCGAAAAGATAGGAAATGCTAAAGCATTTCATAGAAAAGATAAAAGATGGTTATAATTCAGTTACCGAGAAAATAAAATTTTCTCTAAATATTTTGTTGACAAATAATAATTACCGATTATTATGATAAAAAATACCGGCGGAATGTATCCGCAGCCGTTTTGGCAATGAGGTGAACAAAATGAATTTAGAATTTGCATTAGAAATTATCAAAAACAATGGTTTTTACAACTTTGAAGTCATTAATGAAACAGATACAGAAATTTATCTTTATGCTGAATCCGAAGATGTTTCTGAAATCTTAGTGAATAAAATTACCGGTCAAATCCTGGAACGTTGCATAAATGAAGGAACTTGGAACGTTTTAGAGGCTGGTGATAAGTGATGAAAAACAAATATACAATTTATATTTTAAAAATTAACAAAAATGATGAAACATTTTTTGGTGAGATAAAAGCTGGCTCGATGTTAGGAATATGGTCCAAAGTTGTTGCGATCAATTCCATTAAAAACGATAAAGACACTCTTACCATCACAGTAACCCTGGAAAACACCATGGAAGGGGCTGATGAACAATGACCGAAAAACTACTCAAAATGCTTGAAGAACAACTTGAACTTATCGAGGAATTAAAGAAACACCTTGAAACAAACGGTGAAACAGGAAGTGATGGACAATGAAAATAACCGGAAATCCACTTATAGATTTTGGCTGTTTCTTTCTTTCCGTTGCACTTGGACTTTTAATTAATTACATATTAAATAAATTTTTTGGAGGTGATACCCATGAATAACCCAAAAAAACAAGTAATCGGCTATGCCCGTGTATCATCGGAAACGCAGCGCGATAATACCTCGATTGCTGAACAAAAAGAACGAATAAAAGCTTTTAGCATCTCGCAAGGCTGGGAACTAACCAAAATATTCGTAGATGAAGCAAAATCCGGTAAAACCGATGATCGCCCAGGATACAAAGAAATGATGAAATATATTAACGAAAACAAAACTAACGCAATTCTTGTTTATAAAACGGATCGTCTTGGTCGTAAATTAAAGAACACACTTATTTTAATTGAAGATGTATTAAAGCCGAAAGATATATCATTAATTTCAGTTACAGAACCGTTTGATACAAGTACAGAAGTTGGAATGGCATTTATCAAAATGCTTGGCACGTTTGCAGAACTTGAAAGAGATTTTATTGTTTCAAGAACAACTAACGGAAGATTATCAAAAGCCAAAAAAGGCGATTATGCTGGTGGTCAAGTTGCTTATGGTTACGAAGTGGTAGAAGGTAAGGTCCGCATAATTCCCGAACAAGCGACTATCGTTAAACGAATCTTTGAGGAATTTATCAATGGTAGAAGTTATGCGAAAATTGCAAGGGACTTAAACAGCGAACAAATCCCAACAAAATCCGGGAAACAGTGGCAAATCCAAACTATCATTCAAACACTGCAAACCGAAACCTATACCGGAAAAAACTCTTATAACAACATTAAACAAAAAAATATCTTCCCGAAAATTATCTCCACGCAAACCTGGAACAAAGCGCAAGAAGATCCACGCATGAAACGAAGAACAGTAAAATCATCTTGATAAAAACAAGATGATTTTTTTTACTTTTTTTCCCACATTTTAAAAAATTCTATTATCATTTAATAAATACGTATGAAATGGGGACAAATTCATGAAAGAAACTATTATGTATGAAATCAAAAAGTGCGAGGAAAAGATTAAGGAGCTGGAAAGGATTCAAATTGCAGAGGAACACGTAAAAGAAGCAATCCCAAATGAAATTCGTTATTTGAAAAGAAAAATTGAACACCTAAAACAAACAAAAACCTCCTGATCATTCAGGAGGTTTTTCTGTTACAAAGGTAGGCGGTCACAACGAAACTATTGAATTTGACTTAGTAGTACCGAACTTAGAGCAAGGAGAACTAATGAAAATTAGAAATTGTCCAAACACTTTTTAAACCTAAAGGGATTTTTCAAAAAGTCTAATTATATTATACACAATACACAATACAATTATTCCTCTTTAGCATATTTTCCGATTAAAAACTCCACATAATCCTTTAATGCAGTCATAACCCCGCGATTACCGGTTTGTTCCAGTACATAAAGATGAACCAGTAAATCCCGGTGGCGCTTTAGAAGTCCATTAAATACATCCAAATGTTCCGTATCCATTGATTCAATCTCTTTAATTAAATCTTTCTTTAAATGCTCCCGGTCAAGTTCCTTCTCCATTCCAAGAAGGCTCATCAGCTTTTCTTTATCATCAATAATTCCCCAAAATACCATCTTTTCTTCAATATCTTCAATTCCCAGATACGAAAAAAGCTCTTTTGCAACACTTGGAGATGGGAGCTTTGTTGAACCACGCTCTAAAGCGCTTATGTAACTCGTTGACTTCCCAAGTTTCACCGATAATTCCCTTGTTGAAAACCCTGCAGCTTCCCGTTGTTGTTTTAGCCATACGCCAAATTCCATGTTTAATCCCCCAATCAAAAAAATTTTTAAAATACACCGTACACCATATTGTTTACAGTTAGTTTTTCGTGGTATAGTAAGAGTATATCATATCGTACACCGTACGCGCTACAATTTATACATAGATTAAACCAGTATCAGACATACCGTGATTTGAATATGAATAATTAAAGGAGGGTTTAACATGAAGAAGAAGAAAAAAATCGAATTCACCTTTGAGTTTAAACCGTCCGAGAGCGATCGTACGGCTGATGAAATCGTAAACGAATTAGTAAATCGCACCATTCAAAAAGTTTTATCCGAACAAGAAAACGACTATAATATAATAGAAGAAAGACAGACCTTATAGTGAACAAGCGCTATAAGGTTTTTTCTTAGAGGTGATAAAATGATTCCAAATAATGTAGTAAGTGATATCGAAAGTATAGCTGCGATTTATACGCGCGTTTCCAGTACAAAAACCGCCCAAAAAGATTCACCAGAACACCAAAGGGCTATTTGTGAGGAGCTTGCTGAAATCGAAGGACTAAATGTGCAATATTACTATGAGGACCGTTCCAGTGGTTCAAGTATTATGGGAAGACGTGATATGCAAAACTTGATTAAAGACGCTGAAAAAGGGCTATTCAGGGTTGTTATTTTTGCATCCTTATCCCGTTTTTCCCGTGATCTTGCAGATTCTTTAAATATGAGAAGGAAACTCGTGGAAATGCTGAAAGTAAGGCTGATTTCCATTGATGAAGGATATGATTCTCTAAAAGATAAAAATTCTCCTTTTAAATTTGAATTATTTCAAATGATGAATGAAAACTACGCCAAACAAATTTCTCTATCTTCAAGACGTGGTATTAAGGAAAGTGCCAGAAGAGGAAATTTCACCGGTTCCTTTGCCCCTTATGGATATAAAAAGGCATTTAATGAAACAAAAAAGACAAATTCCCTTGAAATTGTCGAAAAAAATGCAGCCGTTGTTAGAATGATTTATAATCTATATATCAATCACAATATGGGCGAGAAAAAAATCATAAATACTTTAAATGAAAATAATATCCCATCGCCAAAAGGAGAAGGACCGTGGGGGATTACAACGGTTCAAAGAATTCTCCAAAATGAAGCTTATACCGGTCAAAACGTATTCGGTAAATATACGGTCATTACAAAATTTGATGATCCAAACAACATGGAAGCGAGAAGAAAGGCACTTGTCCAAAAAGATAAAAACAAATGGCGCCGAAATGAAGAGAAGGACTGGGACCCAATTATTGACGATGAAACATTTGAAAAAGCACAAGAAATAAGATTGCTTCGAGGTGGTGGATCTCGTGGTGGTACCAGGAATGTTAAAGTGAATCCATTTGCTGATATAATTAAATGTAAACATTGTGGAAGTAATTATGTATCCATGAAATCCGGTAAAAACGGAAAAGATGGTCAAGAATACCGCTATTTAGTTTGTTCATCCAGAAGAAGAATGGGTGTAAAAGGCTGCAGCAACGGATTATGGATTCCATTACATACTTTCACAGAACAGCTATTAAACCAAATCACCGACCAGTTTTCTAAATTCATTAATATTGAAGAAATAAGCCAAAAAGTTTCTATGCCAAAACAAAATACCGGATTAAATGTACAAAAAGAAATTGACAAAATGAACAACCTTATTGCAAAAAGAAGAAAAAACTTATTTTCTTTGCGAAAAATGTTTTTAGATGAAGAAATGGATCAAGAACAATATGAATTTGAAAAAGATGAATATGAAAAAGAAATTAAAGAACTGCAAATGAAAATCGCTAAAATTGAAAAACTGCAAACCAAAACAAATGATGAAGAAGCTTTAAGAGAGCAAATTAAAGAGGCGTTAGAACGACTTTCCAAACTTAAATTTAATGAAGTGGCTGAACTTCAATTTGTTTTAAAGCAACTCATTGATAAAGTGGATATTGATGAAAATGGGAAAGTGGAAATCTACACGCCGATTGGAAAGTTTGCATAATTTTTTTACAATTCTTATGCAATCAAAACCTATTACAAATGAAACATATTATGAATGCATAACAAAGAAAACCGCGTCGTTACGCGGTTTTTTCACTTTGGTCTTTTATTAAACTCAGTATATCTTCATAAGCTGAAACCATTCCTTTTCCATATCCGGTTTCATTTTGCTTGTACCAGTTAATTCGTCTTTCCAAATAAGTTTCTAAAACAGATAAAAAAACTTCATATCTATTATTCAATTCAATATTCCTCCTGCTCAACATCATTTCCAAAATTATCCGAAATCATACCAAAAAGTTACCGAGAAATTTATTTTGTTTCCAACTTTAAAATGATATAATAAAAGTATAAATAAATGAAATGTGGTGAAATAAATGCTTCTTATAGCAAACGGAAAAACACTTTTTAATAAATATGTCCTCGAAATTAAAAAGAAAAATCAACATATCGGTGTTTACTCCAAAAAAATCAAGAAAAAAGATGAAAAAGGGAAAGACCGATGGGAAAAAACCTACTATTACCAGAAAGTGAAGCGATCTGACGAGGAAATTGCCGAGCTTATCAAAGAAGGAAAAGACCCAAAAGCAACCAGCACCAACTATAAAGATATTTATATTGGCGCGAATCCACCAGTTGGTTTTGAAGAAGATAAACTTTCCATCCTTAAAAAAGAAGGAAAAATCAAATTTGATCAAAACAATATGATAGTAGACGCTGAAACGTTTGAACTCATGAAAGAGGTAACAACTGTGTTTAACGACACATCTATATATAAAATAAATTAATGGGGGAATTAATTTGACAGAGAAAAAAGAATTAAATAAACGCCAAATCACAAAATTTGCCAATAAAAATTCATTGATGGATTTTATTGACCAAATGGATACCATGCACCAAACAAAGGGTACATACAACAAGAAAATCTTAGTGATTGTCAATAACTTCGGGGATAAGAGCCATAAAGAGCGTTTTGCGAGCTTTTACTGGGATTTAGAGGACGCACTATTCATTTCTAACGAGATTTCATCAGGCGCATTTGAGAGAGAAACATACGGCATGAAAAACGGAGATAAAGAATTAGTTGGAGCATACAGCCAATATGGCGGTGGCAAAGTATCACGTATTTTAAATATCGCCTTCCGCGATGGTAAATATTATATTCAAGTGGCATTATACGAAGCGAAAAAGGCACAAAACGGCGCTATCTTCCCGGATAAATCAAAACCAATCGATCAACACTCCATTCAAATTCCAAGGTACGAAGCCCGTAAAATGTTCCACCACTTACATACCTACATTGCCTCAAAACTTACGCATATTGTCGAAGTAGAAGAATCTCCAAAACAACAAGAAACGACAGAAACAGCCACCGCTGAAACACACGACCAAACCGCCTTTGAAGCAGCTGATGAAATTTTTAGCCAAGGATTTTTCGAGTAATGAATGAACTTGAAATTTTAATCAAATTAGACGCGAATTCTTACCGGGTTTATAAGTATCTGGTTCTTTTAGCCGGAAGTCGTGGAGTGATCCACGATATTACCAGGGAAGATATTATGGGTGCTTTAGACATTGGGGAGAATACGGTTTATCGTTGTTTAAAGGTGTTAGCTGATGAAGGACTTACTGAAAATAAAATGAGCAAAAAATATATAAAGATTTTAAAACCTCTATAATTTTTAGAGGTTTTTTTATTTTTCTCCGGCAAAAGGTATTGTGTCCTATATTTCTCGCATGCTACTATATTAGCACAGGATACACAATACACTATACGGAGGTAATTATTATGAAAACAAAACAAGTTAACATCAGATTATCAGAAGAGGACAAGAAAAAGCTAGCCTATTTCGTGCTGGAAAATGAAACCTCTATCCAAGAAGTTTTAGAAAAATACATTAAAGATTTAATCAGGGAGACGAAATAAGAATGACACTGCAAGATAATAGACCGGGTTTAACATGGATTTATGATGAAGTATTGGATTCAGCATTATCAGAACATGCAAAAATTCTATATGTTGCTTTGTGCCGCCATGCGAACAAACAAGGTACATCATTTCCGAAATACGCAACACTTCAAAAAAAGACAAGCACAAGCGAAGCAACAGTTAAAAGAGCTTTGAAAGAATTAAAAGATCATGACGTTGTTTCCGTTATCAATAGACCGGGTACATCCAATATTTTTACGATTAATCAACTACATGAAATGAATTTGCCAGAACACAATGACCAAGCTCAGACAGAACCCACTGAATCAGAGCCAGGTCAGTCAGACCTGGGGGGTAGCTCAGACAGAGCTGGGGGTCAGGTCTGTGAGACCTCCAAAGGACTTATTCCTAAGGACTCTTCTTTAAGTACATATAATGATAATTCTAAAGAATTATCTGATGAAAATGATTTAAAAGAAGATGTTGAAGCTAACGCTTCAAATAGTGAAGAGCTTTTCTTAAAAGATGGAATGGCTATGCCATTCATAGAAAAGATTGAAAAAATTGATAAATCTTTAAAGTTAAACAATAATGCTCTTTTGCTTTTATCACAATGCGAAGTATTGCCTATCTTAAAAGAAGAACAAAAAAAATCGCTTAATCAACGATTAAGCGAGAAAGTTCCGCCGGCGCGTCTTGCTTCCTACAGCATCTTCCGGCAGATCGTCTTAGAGGATAAGAAACTTTGGACCGGAAATACACAAAAGAAATCCTTTCAAATGATTCTTATCACACTCTTAAACGAGTATAACACTTTTTTCACAGAAGAAGAAATCAATGAAATTGCCGTTTTTTTGAAAGATAAAATTTATTCCCCTAAAAATATCTATCAGGGAATAAAAAAGTCCAAAAATGAGGGTAATACGTTCGTTAAACTATCAGATTTAGAATTTTACATACAAAAAATGAAAGATGATGATGAACTAAACGCTAAAGATGCAATCGCCAAACGCTTTCAAGAAAAAAACCAAAAACAACCGAAAACTTACGGTAAAAAGCAATCCCATACAGCACCGGATAGCATAGACGAAGAAACAAGAAAATTGTTTGGATTTTAGGAGGAGAAACCATGTGTGAAAAATGTAACGGCACAGAATCAATAAAAGTAGCACCCGGAAAATACAAAAAATGTACCTGCGTTTATTTCAAAGAGGCTTATCGCCGCTACTTTAATGGTGGGGGACTTCGTGAATTTGCCAAATTTCCCCCGCATTTAACCGATAACAAACCAATCGGAAAAAAAGGTACCGGAAAAGTCCTTTTAAAAGACGAGTTAAAACATATCGACGAAAACCTTGAAACTTTAATCAAAGACCGAAAGCACCTGGTATGTTTCAGTGAACCACGCCAAGGGAAATCCCAGTTTGCTTCCACGATTATGCTAATGGGTTGTTTTAGGGAATATACCGGATTATTCCTTGATCTTCGTGAAATAAGAGAATATGTGAAAGATTACAAGCAAATTCAGGACTTAAAAAACCGGGTACAACAAGCAGATATTATTATTCTTGACGACCTTGGCGTTGAAGCTGTTCAAGATTTTTACGAAGTAGATACGGTAAACCTCATTGATTGGATTTGCCGCCATCATCCGGGACTATTAATTGTAACCACTAATAAAAACGTAACAAACGAGCAGAAATTAAAAGAAACTTATCCAAATGGGGAAAGACTGATTAAATATTTGCTGGAAGAAAATAAAGCAGAAATTTATCTATTCGGGGTGTAAAAATGGGAGAGAAAAAATTCGAGTTTAAGAGTATCAGTGATAAATTCACCGATAAATATAATAAAAACAATATGACAAAATCCATTCCAACCGGATTTAAAGAATATGATGAAATCTTAGAAGGTGGATTTAAGGTTTCAGAAACCAATATTATTGCAGCTGATTCGGGAGTTGGTAAAACCACTACCGCTTTGAATTGCGCTGTTCGACAAGCAAGGCTCGGTTATAAAGTTCTTTTCCTCTCACTTGAAATGAAAGAAGAAAAATTATATGAAAGAATCCTGGCTATCTTGTTTGAGGATAAAGTGTGGAAATGGAAACTTGAATTTACCGGGGAGCTTGATGATGATGCTTTTAAGAAAAAACAAGAAGCAGCTAAAAAGGCAATTGACCGGGAATTAAAGGGAAATCTCTACATCGAGGATAAGAAATACACCGCAAAAGAAATTATTGAAATCATTAAAGAAGCGAATAACCAAGGCTTTGATATTATCTATTGCGATAATTACCAAATCATCACTTCTGGAATGAAACATGAACAAATTGTATCCATTTCCGAAGAAATCCGGGAAACCGTACGGGAAACAAACCTGGCATTTGTTCATCTCTCCCAAATTACCATGAATGGTCCTGATCCAGCTTATGCCGGTATTCATAATGGGCATAAATTAAAGCATGATTGCGCCAATTTAACGGTTATTTACAGAAAGTTTGAGGTTTTGTCCAAGGAAGAAATAAAAGATGGAGTAAAGCCTAAAATGCTTCCTGATATATACTTCTACATTCAGAAAAACCGTTACGGAAGAAATGCTGTGGAACTTGAAATGCGATATGACGCCAGTATTCAAACAATCGGTGAATTCATTGAAAAAAAAGAATTGAAAAAGGAAAAAGAGGAAACCGACTTACATATTACCGACATCCCAACCGTTGATGATTTTAAAGAGCAAGGGAATCAATCGGATACTCCTGTGATCGGCAGCTTTGAAGAATTGTTTTCCGGCTTTGAAATGATGGACAGTTTTAACGATTAAAAAATTTTTTTACTTTTTTTCCCACAAATGAAAATTCCCTGCTATTATGATAAAAACCTAAGGGGGAAACCAAAATGAAAAACCAAGAAAAAAAATTAATCTCAATTGAAAACTACAAAGAGGCAAAACAAAGAAAAGTGAATGATTTAATCCAGAAGGTCCGAGGAAATTCTGACTTAGAGAAATTAGCTTACCTGCAAGCCAATTTTGAAGCATGGACCGAGGAGTACATGCTGGAAAAATCAATCAATCAAGATCCAATGATTCAAATTCAAGTAGAACAATATCAAATGGACAAGATTGGAGAATTCCAATCCCAAATTGATGCCCACGAGCGCATGAATGACTTAGAAGATAATATTAATGATTTTAACCGGTTCGAGTTTTAAACTCGAACTTTTTATTTTTTTAAAGGATTTTTATATTTTTTCTGCAATTTAATAATAGAATCACTTGTTCGATATACACAATACACCATACAATATATTTAAAAAGATATATTGGGGGATCTTTATGGAGTTAAAAGAATTGGTTTTTGCCTTTAAAGAAGGAAATGAGGAAGTTTTTAAAGATATTTTAAAAGAATGTAAGCCGATCATCGAATTAGTATTAAGAAAATACAAATTCAGAATTAGTGGATATGAAAAAGCTGATTTCTTCCAAATCGCTCACATTGCCATTTATAAAGCCATCTACAAATTTGATGAAAATATCGGAACATTTGAATCCATTTGTTTTACCTGTGTTAAGAATCAGCTATCACAAGAAGTCATTAAAAACATCAACAACAAAAACAGCGCTTTAAATGATTCTTATTCATTAAATGTAATTGCTTCGACTGACACTGAAAAAAATGAATATTTGGATTTAATGAGTAGCGAACAATCATTTTCTCATGAACCATACGAATTTATTGATCCAGCAAATCAATTAGTGATGAAAGAAACAATCGGAGAATTTACCCGGTTTTTACATAAATGCTCTAAGCGTCAAAGAATGACTTACATTTTAAAAAGACAAGGATTTACATACGAAGAAATTGCACAAAAGTTAGGCTTAAACAGAAAACAAGTTGATAATGCGTTATCTCAAATCAAAGAAAAATTAAAAAATTATAATACCGAAGGAAATTCGAATAGAAACGTTGGCTAATACCCGGTTAATTCAGGGAGCTGACATTTATTTTGACAGAAAAAGAGAGATTAATTTGGGCAGTAGGATTATTCGATGGAGAGGGCTGTGTAACAGTTAACAAAAGTAATGGCAGATATAGCTTGGCTTTAATTATTAACATGAAACACAATACAGACCTAAAAAGAATACATGAACTACTTGGAGGAAATCTTTATCACCGGACAAATACCAAACAAAAGAGTGCTTATTGGAGATGGGAAGTAACAGGAAAAAAAGCGATTGAAATTATCGAGAAAATGATCCCTTTTGCTGGTGGAAAGAAACCGCAACTGGAAACAGCGCTTAAATTCGGTGAAACATTTGACGGTCATTTATCCGAAGAACATCTGGAAATAAGAGAGGAAATTTACTGGAAACTCCGGGAATTGAAAGTGATCGCCAAATGAACATCATTTTAAGCCATCACGCTATGGATCGTTGCAAAGAGCAAAACATTAACGAAGAAACGATTAAACAAGTGGTAAAAACGCTTCCTGTTCCAAAGGGAAGATTCCGGTGGCGTTCATCAAGCGGTGTTCAAATTGTGTATGCAGAAAGCGAAAACCGCCGGACTGTAATAACAGTAATCGGAAATGAAAAGCAGTGGTACAGATTTAAGAGATATGCCAGAAATGTTGAAAGAAGATTAAATCGGAGGGGAAAAAGTGAGTGAACAAATGGAAGCAGTACAAGTAAGAGTGCAAGAAGAATGGGTAAAAAAATCAGAAACAGAGATTAAATTTTATTGGAATAACTTCCCTGAAATGATACAGGTAAATGTTTTGGAAGTGGTTGAATATAAAGACCGTTATTACTCCATCGCATCCATTATGTATTATGACGATGGGACAGACGTATTCGTTTGTACTGATAAAGACTTTAAAGTAGATAAAAACGAGACTGTTTATAAAAATCCAATCGACCTACCGGAATCACTATTAGAGATGATACATAAAAAAATGAAATCAAAACGATTAGAACAACTAACAGAAGAAGATTCAAATAATTGGTCTAAAAGACGAGTAGTGAATGAATTATTTAATTATTTATACGAAAAGGGAGAGCTAAATTAATGAGTAAAAATACAGTAACAGTTGAGGAAATTAAAAATTTATTACTAAATGCCAAAGTTGAAGTTAAAACGATATTTAATAAATGTACCGTTGTTGCAGTTCAATTAGAAAATGGTTTTATTATTACAGAATCATCAGCTTGTGTAGATCCTGCCAATTATGATGAGCAATTAGGCGCTGAAATTTGTTTAAAGCGTATTGAAAACAAATTGTGGGAGTTAGAAGGATATGCTCTCCAAAAGAAACTTGCTGGGGGAGATTCCAATAACAACTAAGATTATCTCCTATGTTTTCCCGTTTTGTATTCCAGCAAAAGAGCGCGAACGAGCGCGTGCTGTCAAACGGGGTAAAAAATGGGTTGGTACTGTTTATTCCCCGGAAAGCACCAAGAAAGCATACTTAAAAATTCGTACCTATATGACCCATCATTACCCGCACTACATAAATCAGCAAATAAACTACGATGTAAAAGCTACGGTTATCCTGGGAATCACCAAGAATAACAATAATGCTGACCTTGATAACCATTTTAAGATGGTTTTTGATTCACTTCTTCCTGATAAATCACGGAAAAATAGTACCGGTTTTAAAGGGATTTATAAAGATGATAAATACATAAAAGAAATATCCGGTAAATTTGAGTTTGTCGAAAATGTTGAAGATGAATTCACCAAACTCATTTTTGAGCCATTTTATCCTTCTTCCGGTGAATTAAACAGGGAGGATGATGAAAATGCAAAATAGACCCCAAAATGGAGATATTTTGGCTATATTAGAATCTTTCAAACCTCTTATAAGCAAACTCTCCAAAAATCCTCTAAATGACAAGAAAACGAAAACCACCTACAAACTAAAACTTACCCGTGATGAAGAGCAAGAAATCTACTGGGAACTTCAAAGCTATTTCTTTGAGATAGACCAAAAATATGACCCCACAAAAGGGGTCTATTACTCCTATTACATCTTCATTAATCTCTCCTGGAAGGCAAACAACTTAGCACGAGACATCATTTTAGAGCGAGAAAACCGGGCAGATTACGAATTAGGGAATTTTCAGGTATTAGAAGATGAAGAAGAAGAGTTAAAGGATTATTCGTGGCTTTATGAGGGGCTTTCGTGTTTGTCGCGTCGTCAGAGGGAAGTAATCGAGCTTCATTATTTTCAGGGATTAAAGGTTTCAGAAGTAGCCAAAATCCTCGGCATTAAAGATCAAGCTGTGATCACTCACCGAAATCATGCAATCGAAAAATTAAGATGCAACGTAAAAAAACCCGGTATTTAAAAAAACCGGGTTTTTTAATGAATTAAAAAGGATCTCCATAAACCAATTCTCTCATTCCGGCTACATAGCCTTTAGAATAGGAAGGCAGCTTCTTTTTTTCTTCCTCTAAATCTTCAAACCACTCATTAAGAGCACCAGGTTGGGTAGATTCCAGTGCCATCATTTCTTGTGCTATATAAAAACCACCCAGAACGACAAATAATCTTATATCAAAATCAGTAAACCTTGAATTAATTTCATACTCCCTGATTTTTTCAACCAGAATTGTAAGTCTTTCCCGGATACTTTCCTTTTCACCATTGGCTACTTCATAGCCTTTATCAAGATCTTCTTTATTGAATGGTGGCTCGTGTTGCTGGATTTTAATACGTTCTAACGTTAACATTTCAAGTCTCTTTTTGATATGATACAATCTTACATGTTTAGCCACTAATTGCCAGTAAGGAAAATACCCTGCTTCATTTGTTCGGTGGTTTTTAAAACGTTCATTAAATCCTTTTGTATTCCATGTTTTCCCAACATAGACCGGATCATCCTTATAGTCATAAATGACGTAGACTCCTTGCTCATTGGGCAATTTATTGAAAATCGTGTCATTATCCCAAAGTATTAGTTCTTCGTCTAAAATGTTGATCTCAACGACATCATCTGTATCTTCTTTAACAATAGTTTCAGCAGGTGTATGTGCCAAATTATTGATGGTGATTTTACGAGACATGGTATAATTCCCCTCTTTTTCTTTTTTTATGTAATTTGTAACATAGTAATAATAACCTATAAATCTATCGTTGGAAAGAAAGTCGTTCCAATAAAAAAGACGTGTAAATTACACGTCTTTTTGTTATAAACTACTGTTATTTTAACAATTTTTCCATCGCAGCTTTCGTTTTAGCACCAAAAACTCCATCTACTGGATTGCAATAAACACTTTGAAATCTTTTTAGCGCATCTTCGGTTTTCGGACCAAATGACCCATCTGCTGTACCACATTTGAAGTTTAATTTATTTAGAGCATTTTGGAGTTGAACAACACTGGAACCGGTAGAACCGTATTTTAAACCGGGATTTGGAAGAGGAGTTTTTTTAGGAGTTGGCTTTGGGGTTGGTTTAGGAGATTCTTTAATGACTTTTACCGTTTCTACCTTAACACTTTTAGGCGATACAAAATGATAATCATAATAAGCAATATTCATATCCACGCTACCGCTTGGAATGCCATCAACATTTCCGCTTGACGAATACTGCCATATCCCAGCATCTCTACCAAGTTCGCTCGAACCATATCTTGCTAACCACTGTGCATAGGGTTTTAATCTATCCGGTTCTAACTCTTTTTCAAAGAAATATTTACCGGAATAAATCATCGCAAAATAACCGGCTTTTTCTAATTGTTCTAAAAATGCGATGGCTGCGTCTGTAAGCTCTTTCGTTGAAACTTGTTTTTTATCTACTTCAAGGTCTAAAACAACAGGATATGTAAAGGTTTTGCCTTTGATTTTAGATAAGAAAAATTTAGCCTCAGCTACCGCCTCATCTGAGTTTGAAAAACGACCAAAGTGATAAGCTCCAACATAAAGACCTGCATTATTCGCGCCAGCAAAGTTTGTTTCAAACATAGGATCAAGATAGGTTGTTCCTTCTGTTGCTTTTACAAAAACAAAATCAATTCCAGAATTCTTTACTTTAGAAAATTCGATTTTCCCTTGATAATGGCTTACATCAATACCTTTGAATGTCATTCTTTATCCCCCTTGTTATTTAACACTTCAATTGCGTCTTTAATCACTTTAGGAACCTTAAAACCTGGGATTCTACCACAGTTCTCTAAAATAGAAAGTAATTCATTTGAAATGACGAATACGCAGCAGCCACCAAGGACATAGTGTGTATGAAGAATAAAATCAAGCAAATAACCAGCTGCAATCAGCACAAAATACATAAGTTTCGAGTACATTCCTTTTCTCCCAACGGAACTATTTAATTTCCCTTCGTATCCGCAAACAATAAAAGCTGAAATGTAATCCAATAAAATTGCCCCAAAAGCAGCCATTAACATGGAATCGAACCCTCCAAAGTGGGTGGAAAGAGCCGAAATGACCCCTCCAACCCCGTATTTAATTAAATCGAGTTTCATAATTGGTCCCCCTACCGGTTAAGAAAAAATGAATATTTACCGGATTTTTTTTCTTTATCTTGTGGGCGTAAAATTCCCATATCGGCAAGCTCTTGAACCGTAGCCGGTTTTTTGCCGTACATTTGCTCGTAAAGTTTAACTAAATCTTGAAGCTCTTGAAGTTGCTCGTACGTGTCATAGCCTTTTTGTTTTGCTGCATCATGTTGTTTTAACATGCCAAAACCGCTTTGAAGTGGTCCTGTAATGCCGTCTTGTGCAATTTCCTCTGAACGACTTCCTAGGTTCCGAAGCGCCCCAATTTGACTTAAAACATGCTGCAGTTTAGCTGGAATTTGAACGCCGCCCATATTCTTGGTTTGTCCGGCAAATTCTTCGATTTTATCACCGTTAAAAGAGTTGGTATTCGTGGTTAATTCAATCGGAAGTTTATATAAAGGAGAAGCAGATTCCGTGAGGACTTTCGCAGGATTTGAGAGTTTTCCAAGGTCGGAAAGTGGAAGGGAAGCAGAAAGGAGTTTTACATCGCCTTTTTTATCGGAAGTAAAAGGAAGAGGGATATCCCAGTTGGTTTTATGCCAATCTGCAACATCATTTCGGTCGACACCGGATGCTTTATAGGCTTCTTGCATCCCTTTATCGAAATTGGAGTATTTTTGAGGGTTTTTTGCGAAGTTTTTAATCTGGAATTCACCGTTTTTACGAAGCCATGTGTAAAATGGTGCTACTCGCTTAAAGATTTGCTTTTCAGCATTAGTAAGATCACCATAATCAAAAAGTGTTTCTTTTACTTTGCTTGCAGCTTGTTTAGGGTCCATGTTTTTGGCTTCACGCGCCCATTTATACATCGAATAACGGTTAAATTCATCCATTGTAATACCAAGATCACGGGATTTTTCCATCGCTTTGTTGATATGGTTTTTACTTGAAAATGGGTTAAACCCTTCTTTAATTTTTTCAGAGAGTGGTTTATTATCTTGCTCGATTTTGTTTTTCACCGCATTAGAAGGGGAGGTAT